TTGGTGGTAATACGTTCTCACTCTTACCCCAATTCTTCCATAGATTACTAAAAAATCCCATAAAATCTCCATTTCATATGCGAACAAACCCAGAACATAATTGGGCATAAATGTCGCACCCTTGTTAAACCATTGAAAAATAACACTTTTAATTTTCAATTATACCAAATTAATCCTTGCATATTAAGATATAACCTGATATTCTATATTTATATTAAACGAAAGGATACATTATGAATACATCTAAACTACCGTCAAAAAACGAAATATTTGAAGAATACAATAATCTTAAATCTATTGATGAAAAGATTGAATATGTTAAGTCTCTCCAATATCTTGACATTTATAATACTATTAAAATTAATTATGACAATGTCATTAAGAGATTGTCTTCTTTACAATCACAAGAATTAACACAATAATTAGAAAGGACTATATTATGAAACTTGCATTTAATAACTTACCCGACATTCTAGATTGGATTAGAGAACCATCACATAAGGAACATTTGTTTCTTATAGAGGCAGCGATTGCCAAAGCAAAAGGTTCTAAAAAAGTATCTTTTAATGTTGGCGATAAAGTAATCTTTGGTAGACCTAATGGTCGTAAACATCATGGATTTATTATCAAAAAGAATCCTGCGAAAGCACTTGTTGATTGTGCTGGCTCTAAGTGGCGTGTGCCTTACTCTATGATGGAGGCTGCGTAATGTTGATTAAGATTGGCGATAAAGTTTCTGTCAATGATAGATCACTTCTTGGTAGAGAAGGAGTGATCACAGACATTTCACTTGGTCTGGTTAAATCAGATCCTGCAGGTGAACTAGGTATCAATGTTCAAGAATATGATACAGATATGAATTATCTAGGTTCGATTGGTTATAAAACTGATAGTGGTGAAAACTATTGGGCTTACTTTAATCAGATAGAAAAGACCGTACCTTAAAAAGATACGGTCTAATTAATTAACCTCTCACTTCTTCAGAAGCAGTAGGTGTTTCTATTTCGCCAGAAGGCATTTCAATTGTGATTTTAGGTACAGGTACCTCGTCTATGATTTGAGCTGCTTGCTCACCATATTGATGACCTAACCAAAAAGCACCAATTACTATTAAGACATAAATTAATTTCTTCCAACGATTCTTTGTTATGTCTCTCATAATTTTTCCTATTTACTATTCCATCTCTGCCATAAATTGACAGCGACCCACGCTAGAATACCCCACTTAATAATTAACATTGGGGCAACGAAGCCTGTGAACAATGCGATTGCTAATACAATCAGTCCGTAGTCTTTCCAAGCGCTTATATCTTTAATCCATTTATCCATGAATTTTCTCCTTTGTTTTAGTTATTTAGAATGAGAACTTTGTTCCTACTGAATAGTGTTCTAAATCAATGCTGTTTCCGTCTAGTTGTTCTTGCTGATATTCAGCATAAACACTTAAAGAATCAGACAGACCATGAGATAGACCGACTGTGTAATAGGTACCAGTTCCTTCTTTGTCACCATATCCTATTGTAGCTGCTTTCCACCCAACAGTTGCTTCCATCGCTGATAAATCAGTTGCGGCATCTTTGATTGAGTAAGTACCAGATAGTGATAAATCACCTAATGATGTACTTGCACCTGCAGCCCAATATGAAATGTCATTCACAATATCGTCTGTGTATCCTACTGCCATATCTATACTAGACATAGAGTGAGATACAGAAACATCCCAAACGTCTATTCCACTTTCACCAGATGCACCATCTACTATTCCCATAGCAGATATTGGTCCAGATGAAACCTTTATTGAATTGCTAGAACGATCTGCATATTTCCAGAACGCACTACCACCATAGACTTCAAAATTATTTGTCTTGTGAACATTTGTAAACGGATGTGATTGTCTACCTAGTGAGATTGCAGCACCACCATCGTTTTCAAGTCCAACAAATGCTGTTCTTGAATCAAATGTATTACTACCACTATCATCTACGTCTAGTCCAACTTCTACATTAGCGAAGCCAGAAATACCACTACCGCCTTCCAAGGCTACATCAACAATGTCCACACCAATTAAAGAACTATTATTCTCTAGTTTGGAATTTGCATTGCCAGATGAATCTTGGTCATGTGACATTTTATAATTAAAGGTACCATATGGCATTACCTCTGTTGCCATGCTTGAAGCAGACAATAAAATACTCGTTGCCATAACGGTTATTAATCTTAACATGTATTCTCCTTTAAAATGTGATTACTTTTCTAATCAATCCCAGAACGGGATTTAATGTATTCCTCGATATATCATTGTATATTATTTAGTCGATACGGAACCACTGGTCGTTAACTATTTCGTCAATTTTTTTTCGACCTTCTTCACTTATCCAATCTTTTACTAGATAAGCATTTATATGAGTATACCCGTTTCGCTTCGCCCATATTATTCTTCGACCACCACAATGATATTTCCGATAGATACCGTTCGCTTTTAAATCACGAACTATAACAGGATTCAATAAACCTTGGTTATCCATATCCGAAAAAAGTTCCTTATATGGTATACCTTTTTCATTTGCAAAGTCTGTCCAATCCTCTACGGGTATGTTATCCCACTTGTATGTCAATGTTGATAAGTCTGCCTCGACTAACAAATCAGGATAAGAAATGTTTTTCGCTTTGAGTATATTTTTTCCAATAGTCATTTGATTGTGTGTAGTGAAAGACTTTCTCCCAGGCTTCTTGATTTGGTATATGATAACAGTCTATATGTGTATAACCTCTTTGTTTAGCATACCATACTCTTTGATGACCGACAGATACTTCATAAGCATTATAAGAAATAATGATTGGGTGTTGCATACCTTCTGTGTCTAAGTCTGTGCATAAACACTCTAAACGAAACCTTGCATCTGCTTCCATGTTTCGTGTATCGTAGTCTATGTAGTTGCCGAGTTGTTTGAGATGATAGACTTTGTGATACTGAGGAAATTCGATATGCTTAGCACTTAGCACTTTATGGGCATAGGGCATATGTATATAGACGATTCAACCTTTCAAATTGCAAATAAAAATAAATAATTTTTGTACTACTATATAGTGTATCATGAAGAAGAAACCTACATACATATCTGCTACTGGTGGCACCGAAACAATCATCCATGACAAGTGTGGAACACCAGACTGCTGTGGAAACTGCGCTAGTGCTGACATACCAGTTGTAAAATCAAAACAAGTACAATTAGATTTATTTTCAAAAGATACTAAAGACAAGCCGCTCAGTTTTGACGGGGGGGCCAAATCAACATTATCTTATATGAAACGAGAATGGCCTTCGTTAAAAAAGAAATTAGGTATCACATGATTACTGTAAACTTTGTAAGAGGAAAAGAGATTATACCAGTGCAAGTAGATACAGGTCGAACACTCATGGAAGCGGCAAAGTTTTATTCTAATGGTACAGTAGATGAGATTACTGCTGACTGTGGTGGGTCATGTGCATGTGGTACTTGTCATGTGTATGTGCAAGAACCTTGGAAATCAAGAATCGAACCTGCAAGTATAGATACACCAGAGATTGAATTGTTAGAATACGAACAAGACTATCAAGAAAATATATCAAGACTTGCTTGTCAAATAGAACTTAACGAATCACACGAAGGTTTAACAGTACATCTTAGGCAAGATTAAACGCCACACTCATACGAGGTTCTTTTTTATTCATATTTGATTCTACACGGTGTTCCATAAAACTTGGAAAGATAACGAGTAATCCCGATCTTACAGGTATTGTGAACTCTGCCCAATTTTCTTTTCGATAAGTTTCTATGTATTTACTCCAATAGATTTCTTGTAGTTTATACCCCTCACGAAGAAAACTGATATTACCACAGTTCTTTGGTGTGTGTACATAATAGACACCAGACAAACAAGAATTAGGATGTGTGTGTGCTTTGTTGTAATCTTTGTAATCGTTAATGTTAATCCATAACTCTGTTAGTTTCAATGAAGACTGCAAACCTAATTGGAATGCATACTTCATTGCATGATCTCTTATAAAGTTTTCTAGTTCGGGAAAGATGCCTAGTCGATTTGTAGAATGATATCCGCCAGCGTTAGAACGAACATTGTTATCATTATCTTTACTATGTGTAAGACAATCTTCTTGTGTTATTATACAATCACTATCTATGGTATAGATGGTATCTTTAAATATAGTTTCAATCATAATAGTATATATGAGAAAAGTGTCTATTGCATTTATAGATTAGAAAAGGTCGCTCAGTTTTGACGGGTACCTAGTTTAGATCAATATTACCAGTACCAGAAGTCATCTTAATCGCACCAGAGGCATTCACACGAAAGTTCGCACATTCAACATTCGTATCACCAGAAGACTTAACATTTACATTACCAGTCACATTTAAGTTTACATCACCAGAACGAACCATTATATTCATAGAAGCATTCGCACCTATTTCGATATCATAGTTATTACCAGACGCACCTAGTTTATTTACTTTAATCTTTAAACCTTTATCAATCGTTTCAATCACATCACCTTCTATGAGAGAAGACTTATCAGACGAAACAATCTCAAACATCTTAGATACAACATGAGATACAAGAGAACCATCATTACTATATTCGAAATAAGAACCAGCACTATGAGTTAAAGCTATACGCCTATGGCTATCCGTATCGTCAAACTCAAATAAGTGGCCTTTCTCAGTAGAGTACACATGGTTAGAGGGATACGAAGGCTTATAAGTGCCTTCTATTACAAGTGGCTCATCAAACGTACTGCCATCACTCGCACTTACTGTTAGACTGCCGCTTACTGTTGATACTGTCATTGAATCAAAGTCAGCACTCGGGACACTGGTCTTTCGTATACTGTCTCTTGCAACAGGACTTACTGCCGTTAGACTGCCTCTTGCGTTCTCATGTACATCAGATACATTAACTGCAACAGGATAAGTGCCGTTAGGGTCATTAAATCCTTCAGACGTATTAACTGTTTCACTAGGGATGCCCGGGAGGCCGCCTATCACATAAGGCTCTTGCATATCACTATCAAAGAAGTCGACAAGCACCCATGTGCCTTCTACAAAGAAAGACGGCGTAGTGCCTAATCCTGAATTGCTCCCGTCATGCGATATAACTGTGGCCCAAGGAAGATCAGACGTAGGGAGTAGCACTTTGTCTTCTGTATGAATCCCTAATACACGAACACGAACACGTCCTAACTGTTTGGGATCTGATCTGCTCTCAACAACTCCGTAATAATTTTTCATACTACTGCTCCTTTTTCAGCCGTTGGGCCGTCTGTTTTAAAGAACTACGATTACTATTCTTTTGATCTTTTGCGTAATGTGTCTGTTCTGTATGTTTCTGCATATGTTCTCGTCTTTTCTTCGCTAAAAGATCATATAAACTAAGGGTTTTAAGGGGTCGCATCTCTGTTAAATTTAACTTCTTTTCATCCATTCTTAATTCTCTGTATCATCTACAAATGTCGTTTCAAGCACATCTATACTACTCTTTGAGGGTTCTGTATAGTTCGTTCTATCTTCAATACTCTCATCTGTTTGAGGATACGGAACAAGAACATCATTTCGTACACACTTAAACGTAGTGACATAATTTACTTCATTGACACTATGCACAATCTCTGTTATTATATATCGCCCACTCAAATAAACATCATAGATACGATCTGCAGCTGTGTCAATACTCTCATAAGAAGGAATGTTTAGTTTAATTAAATCTCCCGCCGCAAGATTAGTATTTCCAGGGACACTTACTGATAATACAATCTGTTCGTGATCTAGTGAATCATGTAGTCGATCTTGATGAATACTACTATTATTGTCGTAGTTCTTCTCGTCTGTGACTGACTGTGTGTGTAGGGCGTTGTCGAAAGAGGAGACAAATATTCTAGCGTTTGCGAAATCGGAATAACTCTTATTCGTAGCGTCTTCGGGGTTGTTCGGAAGAAAGGGAAATCCTCTGTCTTCTGTCGTGTTTCGTTTATTGAATTTCTGTATATAATTACTATTTGTAATACTAAGTGATTTGTTAATGCGATTGTAATTGTATAGACGACTTCCAAAAAGTCCACTTGCGTGACCGGCGATGACATCTTGCGTTTTGAGTATCTCATATGAATTTACTTTCTTCATATCTTCTGCAGGATCTATCACACTTCCTTTAGGGGTCACAAAATATTCTTCTTTAATCTTTCTTGAACGATCTCCACTTCGTATTAAACTTTCCCATGAACGAAAATGTATTCCTCTGTGATTCTCATAGAATAGAAATCCTGCACTTTCAAATTGTGAAGACTGCGATCTCTTTGCGACCATGCGTATGAAGTCATAAGGTCTCATGTTATTTCCTAATACTTTAAAGTTTGTATTTGTTCTTTCTACATGTAATCTTTTCTTTGTCTCCATCAACCCTCGCATGATTGTCTTAAAGATTTCTTCACTTGGGCCTTCTTGTGCGTTTTGTACTGTTAACTTAGTGTTTTTGAATGCTTCTTTTGTAATGAAGTGTAATGTATATACTTGTTCTCTTTCCGCTGTTTCTGTGATATTATCGACTTTATAGACACGCATACGATATTTTGTCAAGTCTATGATTTCATTATCGGGAATAGCCAGTGTAAACTCTAGTTCTTCTTGTCCTATGATAGGGGCATTTTGTTTGTGATTTGCACTATCTCGTATGACTAGATTTCCATACATGTTAGGGCTGTGAATACTCTCATAGAGATTTAACTCTAACATGAGAGGTCGTAAGTCTATTGGGTCACTACTAGAGAGTAATACGATTTCACTTAATCTATAATCCCCAGCAAATTCTAATTGATCTGCCATACTTTATGATCTTCGAATAATTAGTCTTTCGAAGTCCCTTTTAAATTGTTGCACATAAAAACGATCTAATAATCGTATCTTTCTTTTGTTGTCGTTAAGTGTTTGTTCGTGTTCATAGTTAGTCACAGCCGTTGCGCCTGATGTATCACTAGATACAATTAGTTTTCTTGTTGTATCTCCAGATGTTGCGTTAATCTCATGATGATGTACTGCGTCAGGATTACTGTATTTGTCATTTACAAATTGAGATAATGCGACTTGATCTAAGGGCCAGTCATATCTTGATGTTATATTGTTTATTGTCACGATTATCCAATGTAGTTCTGAATCTCCGTAATACTTGTGTGCGACCATATCGGGTTGATCACCGTCTTGTACTGTATAATTATCAAAGACTAGCGTATTTGCTCGTGCATTATTTTTTAGATTGACACGCCTTAAAATATCTGTTATAAGTGTTCTATTCTGTGTGTCTGATACGTCATACTGATAGAGTGGAAACTTACTAAAATAACTCATGATTAAAATCCTTCTGCGATCTTTTCTTTTGTCATAATCTCTGTTTCAGTAAATGACATTGATAAATTGATTTCACTAGGGGGTGGTGCTTTTCCTCCTGGGGCATCTATGGGTTGTAAAAACTGTGTTTCTCCGTTCGGCCCGTAATTTACATTTAGTTTATTTAATACACACGAAGATGCAAAAGGCAACCACGCATTTTCTACTCCCCCAAACATAAATTGTAAATCAAACTCACTTGGAAATATTAAATGACGACCTATATTTTGCCCCGGAACTCGTTCAGGATGCATGTGAAACTTAAATAACTTTATTATTGCATCTACTGTTCTAAATTCAGGTTCATTTCTAGGAGTAAATCTAAAGTTAAAATCGAAATTACGCAAGTCAACGCCTGTAAAGATAGCTTCTAACGCAGGATTAAGTGCTTTCCCTAATGTTTTTCTTACTGCGCCCTGTAAATCACCACCAGATACAAAATCTGCAACCGTAGTAGTCGCACTTACAGCTAAAGCGTCTGCAATTGTATCTCTTATTGCGGCACCTGTTCCTGCAGCTTTTAATTCAGATACTAATTGATCTAGATTTGATACGCCTGCTAAGTCAGGTGCAAAAACTCCTGCGATACCCATGTCACTATTTTTATAACTAACATTATAATCTGCTTTTAATCCATTGGGCATATACAAAGCAATCGTGTCTTTTGTTCGTGTTAATCTACCACTCTTACGCAAACCACCACTAATACTTTTTGATAAACTATCATCTTGTCTTTTAAATACCTTAGCAATAGTGTCATCATCTTGTTGTCTTACAACACCATCACTAAATTCTAAATTTGCTTTATCAATAGTCTTTTTTTCTTTTCTTTGAAAAGGTGTTCCTGCAGCAATAGTTTCTTCTACTTCTTGTGGACCAAAATACTTTGAATTAGTGCGTTCAAATATATGAAATAACATATAATGACCAAACTCCTCAGTAGTTCCTAAATTAAGTGGATATCGTAGTGAACCATATGAGTATTCATTCTCATTTGATTTAGTGAAAGGATCTGAACTAGAATATTCTTTTCCTCTACTATTACGAATAGGTGCTGATGATGTGACATTCGTAGCGCTTCTGTTTAAAACACCACCTGTTAATCTGTTAATTAATCTATCTGCAAGACTGGCCATAAGACTATTTATCTATTATAGTGGAGGTATTGTTGACCAATGCTTAAGTATATCTTCTGTTATAATTTGAAAATCATAACCTCTCTTATCACAATACTTCTTACATGCTGACCATTTTGCGTTGTTGATAACATACTGTTCTGCGTTATACTTCCATGTTTTAGTTTTACGTTTAGGGACAGTAGGGGGAACTGTATGTTTCTTAGGTTTAATTTCCCATACTGTTTCTACAATCTCCCCTTTGTTATTTTTATAACGCAACCAACAATCAGGAAAGTATCTACTTATTCTATTTGTAAGAGGATGACGATAAGGAATGAATATTTCTTCACTTGCCCATTTGAGTATTGAAGGATTATTATCTAGATACTTGAATACAGTTAGTTCCCATGAACTGCGATATATGATGTTTGTAGGATCACCTTTGTACTTTGATGGATTTTTTGGCCTATATTTTCCTTGTACTAGTATTCTGTTTGATATGCGTTTTATTCTTTTCATTCTAATTATTTAGATAAATAGTTATCATGGCATCAATATTTGATACAATTAGAAACGCAGCAGGCGATAGAGATTTATCTATCAATTGGTACAAGAAGAAAGTAGCAGACTTATCAAACAGAATATCTGCAGCTC